TTCAAATTTGAACCATTACCGATGTGTTTAGAGCTTGGTACACTAATAGGTGGTAACAATACTGATGTACAGACAGCAGTAGCTGCTGACGATATTGTTATCAAGGTCAATACCATACCAATTACGTATTCAGGTACTGAAGGGCCAGAGCGTGGTGGTGCCGGTGCTCCTCACACAGTTAGTGGACGCATATTGTTCAGTGATAACGCAGGAGAAAGACAGGCTCAAATCAACGCGTTAGGCATCTCTGTAGGTGCTACGGCCACAGGTAGTGGAGGCAACCACAGAATTAATGATCTCGTAGGTCTCCACGTAACTGTTCGCGACATTAATGGTCGTGACAACTCACAACAGAGTATTATCGCAGTTACACAGATGGACGGATTCCCACAGGCAGTGGTATCTGTCACTCGAGCTGGTTCTACTGCCACCGTCACTACGTCATCGCCACACGGTTTTAGCAGTGGCGACGAAGTTTTGATGGGTGGTGCCAATGAAACTCAATACAATGGCTTCTTTACAATTACTGTAACTGGGGCCACAACATTTACCTACACAGTCACTGGTACACCCTCGACACCTGCCACCGGCACGATTACGGCTACGAGAGATCAGTTCTTGGTCTACCGTGTTATCGCCATGGGACGTGGTACAGGTAATCCAGCAGGTTTTTCTACTGGTGAGGAAGGATTCTTATATATTCAAAACAGGCCGTCACGCGACATTGTTGGGGTGCCATTGAGGTTCATCTATACACCATTTGGTGCTTCTATCCTAGATGTACGACAAGTTGATTCTCAGGAGTTATGGTTCGGTGAGAGAAGTATTATATATGCTACCAATGCGGCTGCTTTGGCAGACGATGAAGTGGGAATTGATCCAATCAGTGGTCAGGTATATTGGAATGACCATGACTTAGATCTAATCTTTCATCAGCTTGATCTAACAGCCACAATCGAATATTTCCAGTTGGACCAACGATTTGCTGTGGTGAATTTTTACCAGACGCATTGTACTCCTTGGGGATGCACGGACGATTGTGCAATTGATAACGAAGATGTGGCGGTACAGAATGCTGTTACAGCTGGTGAGATCATAATCAAGGTCAATGGGCAGACGACCTATACGGTTGGTTTGAATACTATTGATCTAACCAACCCAAGTAATTTTGTGGCAATGCATCCAGGACAGCCATCTATGGACCAGTCTTTATTGCCACCTAACAAGATCAGTCTTGATCCTCATCTCGGTAAGATTGTGTTTGGTGCTGATGTTAGACCAGACCCAGGCGCAGAGGTTACAATCACCTATTATTGTCTACGACCTATAACGACTTGTGTAGCCAATGCAATGGGTGCTGTGTATGATGTGCGGTTTGATTTCAATCTAGATGGTCGCATCGATGAGACAGACCTCAATCAGTTTTTGGCAGCCTTCAACAGTCACACTGGTGATCCTAACTACAGCACAATGTTTGATTTCAATAACGATGGTGACGTTGATGGTGCTGACTATCAAGACTTTTTAGACCACTTTGGTACAGTGTCATCAGGGTTGCCTACTTTTGAAGATGCAACTGATGCACGTCTCAAGGCTATATTGGTATTTCAGCAAGATAATCCTCTAAGACGTTTCCATGTTGTTAGAGCAATAAGTATGTCGCCAAGTGTTGAGTTCCCACTAGGCAGAAGTGTGTTCTTCTTTGCTGCCGACACACCCATCATCAATACTGGTGAATATTCTATCTCGTTTGGATTTGCTGCAGCTTTGCTGACAGGTATCAGTACTGTCACTGTAACAACCAACCTACAAGTTACTTCCCAACTGAACAGAGATGTGGTAGAGGTTTTCAATGAAAGTGATCCAACAGATGTACGAGAGGTTATAGACGTAAGTTCTACTTCTCGGCTTGTTTCTGGTGATGTAACTGTCTATGATAATGTAATCACTTTTACTCCTTCTGTAACGACCTCAGGCAATTTCATTGTTCGAGCACTGTGGGAGGGACGAGGCTTAGCAGTTATCAATCGTAGCATCTACATTAAAACTGTAGGCTACGAGTTGCAGCACCGTCGACATTTTGGACCATTTAAGATGTCGTTCACGAGTAGCGGCTTTGCACCAGATGGTTCAGCACTTACTATTAGGTTTGACCAATCTGAAGCTACATTTGCTGATCATTCTCCTGATCCATCTGGACTGCATCTAGATGGCATACCACTACACCAGATGCGTTTTGCTATTTGGCTGCTAGTGCCAGTAGACAATAATTTAGTCAACATCTGGAGATGGCACCACTTTGTGCCGCAACAGAGTGATCAGGGCATCAAGCTGCAGTTCAATCAGTTTTTGTCGCTGGATAGCCGTTTTAATGGCAAGAACGGGGTGCCCGTATTGCAACCATTTGGAACAGCTAAGAATCAGGTTGATCTAAGGCCTAAATACGCTAGTGGTGATGTGGAGAACAACCTCATCAATTTGATAGTAGTAAGGGATGATTATTTGCCCAACTATCCTGTAGCACACAATCATACGAGTGATGTAGAGGGCGGTATTTTAACATCAGAAAACGTTACTTTTGCCGATCCTCAAGCGAGGTTCGTTGCAGGCGATGTTACTGACATCATTTACCAATTACAAGATGGTTTACAAGCACAAATCAACGCTTTAACAGCAAAGTTATCAGATCTACAAATTGATGCTTCACAGGTCATAGTAACGGATGCTCGTGGGTGCTTTGGTGCCCCGTCTGGCCAATTGACATTGGCCGATGCAATCGACAAGATTTTGGACTTCATTGCTTGGGATAATCTCAGTGATTGTCCGTAAAACTATTGATATATAAATATAGATAGTGAAGAAGTATGGATAACCTTATAGGTCATATTTACATTCTTGTGTTCCCGTCGGGGAAGCGGTATGTGGGACAAACAATCCAAACGATCGCCCAGAGAATATGGCAACATTGGCACCCCTCTAAAAGAGAATACTATTTTCCTGTCCATAATGCTATGAGAAGATATGGTAGGGGTAATGTTAATATCGAGTATTCCTTCCCCATCTATGGAGAACAAAAAGATTTAGATGCTGCTGAAGATAAATACATATTACAACACGATACCTTAGTGCCTAACGGATACAATCTAATGAGGGGTGGCCGTGGAGGGGCAAAAAGCGAAGAGACTAAAGCGAAGATATCAATGGCACTTACAGGAAGACATCCTTCCGAAGAATCTAAAGTGAAAGTATCGGTGGCACTCACAGGAAGATTTATTTCCGAGGAAACCAGAGCAAAGATGTCAGCTGCCCATAGAGGAAAGACAAGGTCGCCTCAGACTAGAGCAAAAATATCAGCAGCTAATATACTAGCGGCAAAGAGAAAAAGAAAAGCCGAGAGATCAAATTCTTAGGAAGAGAAAGCAATAAAGTATGGCACAGATTGTTTATCGGGGCATACTCAGTAGTACACATTCGTGGGCTGTTACAGGAACCGAGTTATGCCTAGCACTGCACCGTTTAGGGTATGATATAGGTGTGCAGTCTACAAATGGAGACAGAGACCTTGATAAGACCATTAAAGATCTCATTGATAGGTCAAGTGCCAGAGCAATCATAGGATTGGGGTACACCATCCCTCGTAATTTGAAGTCCATAAACGCTGAACGGCGTGTATGTATATATAATTACGAGACTACGGTAATGCCACCTGGCTGGGCCAAGGAGTTAAGCCAATATGCTGACTTGATCTTGCCTTCTAGTGAATTTGCAAAGAACATTTTCGTTCAAAATGGCGTACAGCGTAGTAAGATTGCGGTATTGCATCATGGTGTGGACACAAGAAGGTATAATCCTGGTGTACCGCCACTAGCTCTGAATGACAGCAAGTTTAAGTTTTTATGTGTAGCTGAGCCACATGCTCGTAAGGGATTCGACATCCTTCTTCAGGCTTTCGCAGAAGAGTTTGCATCCACAGAAGACGTAACGCTTGTTATTAAGTCGCGTATTGCCGGGCCACGTCGTGCCCACTATGAGATTGACATTCGCGAGCTGATTACAAGTTTCCAGAGAAGATATTCGATGGCTGAAGTTAAGCTGTTGACTGATAGGTTTGACTCCTTAGCTCCACTCTACAACGCCTGTAATTGTTTTGTGTTGCCCACACGAAGTGAATGTTTTTGTTTGCCTGCCCTTGAAGCGATGGCGTGTAAATTGCCAGTGATTATAACTGGTTATGGAGGACAGACAGACTTTGCCACTAAGGCCAATTCGTTCCTTATAACGTATAAGATTGCCAATGCACCTAAGTCAATGCAGTACTGGCATTATGATGTAAGAGCAAAGGTATGCGAGCCAGATGTAGAGCATTTGCGTATTTTGATGCGATACGTTTATAAGAATCGAGAAGAGGCACAGAAAAAGGCTGAGCTCGCTTACGATCAAGTTGTTCCTGGCTATACTTGGGATGGTGTTGGTGCTCAACTAATCGATTTGATCAAGCAACAAAACTGGGGCAAGAATTATGCATTGAAGCGCAGCTTGAATGGTACTCAGGTAGAAAATACTGCCACAACATTCGAAGAAGCACGTGTCAAAAGTCACAGTCGCGCAGTGGTTGAAAGAAGAGAGCGGTTACAAAAGGTAGAGCAAGAGATCGTTTCGAAACAAGCTGAAGCAGATAGACTGCGTCTTCAACTTTCTGAGAGCAACAACGATGCACACTACAAGCAACTGAAGTTGTCTTTTGGAGGTAAGATTACAATTGTTGTGCTGAATTACAATACAAAAGAAGCTGTAAGGGCTTGCATTGAGAGTGTTAAAAAGCACACTACCGATATCCCATACGAATTGATTGTGATCGATAATGGCTCTGCAGATGGGAGTGTTGAATATTTGAAGCGGTGCGAAGGAATCAGGCTGATTTTGAATGCTACTAACGTAGGAGTGTCCAAAGGCTGGAATCAGGGCATTGAGGTTAGCGACCCACAAAGTGATATTGTTGTTTTGAATAGTGATATTGTAGTCACGGAAGGTTGGTTGAGTAAGCTCAATGAAACAGCCTATCAAGATTCCACAATAGGCTTGGTAGGCTGTAGGATCAAGGGACACAAAAATCACAGTGGTAACTTACTACATACTGGTGCTTTGACCCGGAATGATGGTATGGGTGAAGAGAATGAATGGGGTATTCCACTAAAAGATTATGGACAGTACCAGGTTAGTAAGCGAGTCCAAATTGTTGTGGGTGCCTGCATGTATCTCAAACGTGAGCTGTTGAAAGTTGTAGGCCGGTTCGATGAAGACTTTAGTCCTGCCTATTTTGAAGACAGCGACATGTGTTTAAGAACGACACAGGCAGGCTATAAGGTGTATTATTGCGGTGCTGTAACACTACTACATGAACACAGTGCTACTTCACGTGCCAACAACATGAATGTCGCTAGTTTATTGGAGACCAACAGAAAGAAATTTACTACTAAGTGGTCTTCATTCTTGAACAAGAAAGATTGTGTGGTAGAACTCAAGGGGCCAATATATGGTACCAGTGGTTATGCTGAAGCGTGTAGGAATTTAGCAATAGGCCTTTGGGAGAACAATGTGGGTGTAGCGGTAAAGCCCTTGACATCGCACCCATCAGAACAGCATCCTAAACATAATAATGTGAATATTATTGTACAGGAAGCAATCAATAGTACTGCTACCTATGATAATTGTATAGTGTTCTACCTGGCTGATTTTTTTATACATCACTTGAAAGGCAAACAGAAACGCATAGGATACACGATGCTAGAGGTAGACGGTGTACCCGCAAACTGGATACAATACTGCAATAGCTATCTGACAGAATTATGGGTACCTAGTACTTTTAACCAGTTTACATTCAAGAAGAGTGGCATAAGGATACCTGTTCGTGTAGTGCCGTTGGGAGTAGACACCGACAGGTTTAACTCCTATGTCTTACCATTGCTGCCAAAGAGTGATAAATATACGTTCTTGTGTGTTTGTGAAATGGGTGAGCGTAAGAATGTGCACTTATTGATGCGTGCTTTTCAGGCAGAGTTTAATAAGTCTGAACCAGTGCAGCTCATTTTGAAGATCAGTAATAACGATCCTACAATGAACGTTGAAAGAGAGTTGAAACAATACGACCTACGTAATGTGATATTGTTGACACAGGAATACAACACACACCAGATGCCGTCTTTATTTAGGTCAGCTGATTGTTTTGTAATGCCGAGTTCAGGTGAAGGTTGGGGACTCCCGTATGCAGAAGCAATGGCGTGTGGACTTCCCACGATTGGAACTGCCTGGAGTGCTAATACTGATTTTATGAACAGCGATAACTCTTATCTAATCAGGGTGGAGAGAATAGTTCCTGCGATTGCTCGGTGTCCATTATATGCTGGTTTTAATTGGGCATTACCCGATATGGAACATATGAGAAAGCTGCTTCGGCACGTATATGCAAACCAGGCGGAGGCCAAGGCTAAGGGCGAAAAGGCAAGTAAATTCATATTAGAAAAATATAGTTTGGCCAAAGCAGCTGAGATAGCAAAGAATTATTTAATAAGTTAAGGAGTAATACATGCGTGGTATCGTTTTAGCAGGAGGTATGGGTACGCGACTTCGTCCATTGACATTAGTCGCTAATAAACACGCCTTACCAGTTTATGATCGACCAATGGTATATCATATCGTTGATTATTTGCGTGAGGCAAGCATTAATAATATTATGCTGATCTCTGGTAGAGAACACTGTGGTGATCTTATTAGTTTACTTGGTAGCGGAAAAGATCTTGGTGTAGAACTGACATATAGAGTACAAGAAGAGGCAGATGGAATTGCTGGTGCTTTACGTTTATGTAGAGACTTTGCTCATGGAGGTCCTATTCTGGTAATATTGGGCGATAACTTGCTTGAGCACGGTGTAGGCCCTTTGGTTGGTCAGTATTATAGATACAACAAGGGAGCTATGATCTTTGCAAAAGAGGTACCCGATCCTCAACGTTTTGGAGTTGTGACTCTGGACAGTGCAGGGCATGCAATCAACATAGTTGAAAAACCAACAACACCAGAAACAAATTTAGCCGTTATTGGTGTGTATGTCTACGATCATCAAGTTTTTAGTATGATAGATACGCTAGTTCCCTCAAGTAGAGGTGAACTAGAAATTACCGACATTAATCGCAAATATATGGAAATGGGCAACTTATACTGTGGTAAGGTAGAGGGCTGGTGGTCAGACGCTGGTACAATCGAAAGCTTATTTGCAGCCTCAAAGTTGATCCATGATTCTAGAAAGAAGGAGAATAAATAATGGGAATCGATAAGAACGGTAGAAGGACTGGTCCTGATCAGAATCAGGGCCCAGTTTTTGAACGAATAACTAGTCCAGAAGATGCATCACGCTATGATTACGGTAAGCCACCTACTGGACAACCATCTGTAAGTCCAACTGAGAATCCTGCACCAGAAGCTGTGCAACCAGAGCCTGAGCAGGCTAGTGTGCCATCTGAGCCAGAGCCTGCTGTAGAGCCAGTGCCAGAGCCTGCAAAGATTCCCGAGTTGGATCGACAAGTAGTTGAAGAGGCAAAAGTTGAGCTCAGAGAGGTTGCAAGAAAAGTAGCAAGTGAGAAATACAACATTGTTGATACGCTCGACAAGGCTTTGATGAATCCCAAGATCAAGGGAGTTCGTTGGGGCGTCATCGGAGCAGGGCAGGGTGGAAGCCGTCTAGCAGAACAGTTTCATCGATTTGGATATCCTGCATGTGCCATCAATACGGCTAAGCAAGACCTAACCTTTATTCAAATTCCTGAAGAGAACAAGCTGTTTATGGACTATGCTCTTGGTGGTGCTGGCAAGGATATGGCAATTGGTGAGGCCGCTATTAGTTCTTACCGTGATGATGTCTTAGCACTAATGCGCCGCACCTTTGGTGAAGATGTAGAGACCATAGTATGTTGCGTGGGTGGTGGAGGTGGTACAGGTAGCGGTAGTGCCGTATCGCTAGTTAAATTGATAGCCAGCTTTGGTTTACCTGTGATAGTTCTTTATACTTTGCCTATGGCAAATGAGGGCGCTGTTACTAAGGCCAATGCAATTCGAGCTCTAGATAAGGTCGCTCGATTGTCACAAGAGAACACTATCAATGCTTTGGTCGTTGTTGATAACTCTAAGATAGAACAGATCTATCCTAGTATCAGCGCTGGTCAATTTTGGAAGGTAGCTAACTTTGATATAGTTAATGTGTTGAATATGTTCAATACATTGTGCCGTTGTGATACTGATTATGATTCGTTGGATCCTATGGATTTTGCTCGCATCTTTAGTACGGGTAACTGTACTATTTACGGTAAGATTGAGGTGCCAGTAGAGGTTCAGGGTGGTCAAGTAGTAATGTATGAGAGCGAACTGGCCAATGCGGTCAAACAGAACATACAGGGTGGTTTGCTAGCTGAAGGATTTGATTTGAAACAAACTGTAGCTGGCGGTGTTATCATCACTGCTCGTGAAGATATACTTAATCAAATCCCAGCAATCAATGTGAACTTCATGTATCACGAACTGAATCGGTTGATAGGTGATGCTAACATTTATCGTGGTCTCTACAAAGATAATAATCCACGTAACGTGTTGACAGTGTATACAATCTTCAGCGGTCTTGGTCTTCCTCAAAAGCGAGTTGAAAGTCTATTGGTAGAGGCCCAAAATGCTCTAGATACTATGGAAACCAAAGCTGCTGATAAGAGCAAAATGTCAGTTATGCAAGATGCTCCTACTGTTGGCAACGAGCAGAAGATTTATGACGATATGAGACAACGTGATACAGCGTTCGGTAGACTAGCAAGCAAGAGGGGTAAGCGAAGGGGTGTTGGTCGCGGATAAGTATGTGGTATGCGAGTAATCGAAGCCAGTGTGCAAGCAAAGAAGTACTATTGTGAAATCAGAAAGCCTGGTTGGTTGGGCATAGTTTATAAAGTGCAAGGGCACGTTGCCCTTTCTGAGATTGAGTACCAGAACTATCAACAACTAGAGCGTGAGATGCTCAATATTGTCAATCAAAAGGCTTCTCTAATAAGTGGCTTAACCCGCAGTAACCGCAACACAGCACGATTTTCATATTTGGGATGCATATTTGTAGTAAGATACACTAATGGTGTTGGAAAGATAATAGCTGTCCAACGTGAATAGGTGAGATAATGGTAGATTTTACAGAGATCGTAAGATGGGACGACGCAAGTGAGCTTCAGAACAATCTCCCTTATGGTCTAAACCGTCCTAGGTTAGAAAATATACTGGTACGACCTGAGGGTCTAACCGTAGCTGCTGGCACTGCCAGATTTGGCAAAGCACTATATAAATATGACTTTGGCCGTAATGGGATAGTCACAGAGTTCCGTTTTGATAGTGTTCCACTTGCCAAGTTCAGGCTGAAGATGGCCAACACTATCACCGCTTTGAGCCAAGCGAAGTTTCTAGGAACTGACGAAGATAAGTTTATGGGTACCGTTATTGATACGGCAAAGTATGTAGTAGCACCCAATATCTATACTGTAGCCCAAAATGGGAGCATCAATATAAGTGGTGCTCAATCGGGGTCTGGTGGTATTTTTGAAGACCCTGCACGACTGTCGTTAATCACACCCTTATCAGATACATACAGTGTGAACGCCACTATGCGTTTAGTAGTAGACGAAGACGAGACACATGATTCGGGTTCCCTTGCTTTCTTAGAACTTGATAACGGGATAAACAATATACAAGTTCAAAAGCACTATGCACAGGTTCGGTCTAAGATTGTTGATTTCGCTGGGAACGATTTGGGCCGCGATGTAAACGATAATGACATCGTTTTGGGTGAAAACACAGACATCGCAGTTAACAGCATACTCAGTGAAACTACTACTATTTTGACTGATGGTCACTTTGGGACTATTAGGGATGTCATTTCAGATCCAATTACAGTAGACGAGTTTGCTGGGCTAAAGGACGTAGATGAGGCTGTCAACTTCTTTGGGAGGACAACACTGCAGCATGATTGTGTGCGTGTACTTGGTCTGAGAGCTGATTTTAGCTTGACTGGTATTCTGGCTGATCTTCAGCAAGGGCTAATCTACGAACCTAAACGAACTCATGGCTACTATGCAATGCGTACACCTGTCGTAAATCCTAGAATTGATTTGTTTGCCAATGATATTAGATCATTGAATTTTAACTCTAGGTCTGGACAGTATGAGCTTGCAGAAGTTGATGACCGGTGGGTTGCCACTATTTTAATTCCAGCTGGTAATCACTATTATGCCTTTTTAGTAGACGGACAGATCCGTTTGGATCCTTTGAATCCTAACACTGTTTCGGTTGCTTCTGGCATCTATTCTGCCTTGGTAGTTGAGTCTACGAGGTTTGTCCAGTTCGTGTTTCATGGGCCTGCAAGAAAGGTTGCTGTGATAGGCACATTCAATAATTTCAATGAATCTGTAAACCCAATGGAAGTCGGTTTTGATCCCAGTGAGATTTTGAAGATACATTTTGAAGGAGGGCACTACTGTAATAGCCATCCAGATTGGCATATGGTGGAGGTTGTTTTTGAAAAACCGACACCCGTTATGGCTATTAGATTTTTGACGAGTGTGCCATTGGAACAAAAGCAGCGAGTTAGAATTTTATTGGATGATGCACCCATTACTCGTGATGAGTGGGAGATAAGGTGTACTCCAGAGGCAGCAGAAGAGCCAGGTGTTAGTGAGTGTGCTACATATAGTAACCTCCTTGCTACGGGTGCTAGTGAAGAATGTCTTAGTTACTTCGACAATAACACTGATACTATTACAGCTAGTGAAGATGGCTGGATAGAGTGGCATTTCTTGGCAAATAACCCAGTAAATAATAGAGAAATCAAGTTCTACAAAAAGTTCTCATTTATGACACGATTGGAAAATAATTCGCTGTTCGAGAGAAAGCATCGTGGTCTTGAACTACTGGCAGCCGAAGATTTTGTGGCCAAGGTCACTGACTTTTTGGTGTCTGATAACGAATTGCCGTTTCGAGCACAGAGACGAACGCAGGTGTGTCCAGAAGGTGTGTGGAGTATTTCACAACTTGTGTTGCATCCTGGAATTAACCTATTGACTCCAGTACAGATTTTAGGAGAGGGAGTGACCTATGGTGACCCGGTCTCTATCGCTCATAATCAGGTTAAGTCTTTCATTGAGCCGTTTAATCAATCGGGTGTGGCACTCAATAATGCTGAAGTTGCATGCACCTTGGCTGCTCAACTAACACAAGAATTGACAAGTGTCAAGGAAGTGGTAGATACTCCTGCAGAAGGATATGGATATGGCTATGGTCCTGGTCCTTCTCTAGATCCTCGATTTACACGTGAATCATTTACGCGTGCTTCAGATCGCTTGAGGGTAGTCGTGATAAATGCGAGTGTTACACCAGTGCGTACGTATTTCTTACATTTAGTAGGACAAGCGACAAACTTCCTTTTTGAGTTATATGAGACTGAAAACGACGCACACAACAGGAGCAATAGAATTGGATATGCCCAGAGTAGTAGTTATGGATTCCAGGTTATACCAGTCTTTGTGGCAGAGCGACAGATAAGTACACCATCTGGATTGCAAGATGTGGATGTAGTAAATATAATAGTGTGTTTTGATGAGCATGCCGCCAATACCGTATTTAAGAATACGCCGCGTGCCAATATATAAAGGAGTAAAAGAGTGGTAGCAACGATCAACATTACTACAGATCCGCCTACGTCAGGTGCTGTGAGCCCATTGTTCGGCAGCACTGTAGATATGGCTGTTGTGACGTTTAGCTATAATATCACAGACACTGTGTTAGGTGTAGGAAGCATAGAATACAGCACGGATGGGACCCACTTTATTTCGATTTTACAAGGTGAACATAATCAAGAGTTGGCTGATTCTATGTTTTTCCCATTCAATGGGACATTTGATATAGAATTAGCTCATGGCTCTTATACCTTGCATTTTCGTGCTGTTGATCGTCTCAATAACATTGGTCCAGAAGTCTTGTGGGATCTGAATGTTGATATTTCTACTACTATCACAATAGACACACTTCCTGATTTTACCAACAACTCTACTCTTGTAGTTACTGGTACACGTGAGGCTGGAGCAATAGTGACGGTTACCCGCAACACAGTAGCAGTGCCTGGTGTTTCATATCCTACTGCTACCTCTTGGCAGGTAACGGTGATTTTACAGGAAGGCAACAATGTAATCATTGCAACAGCCACTGATGCTGAGTCTAATACTGCCACAGCGACAGATGGTGTTGTACTTGATACGATAGCACCAGCAGCCCCTATTGTAATAGAGGTCAGCCCAGCAGAGCCAAACTATAGCGAAATGGGTGGTACTGTATTCACTAATCAGCCCAATCAGATTTTAATAGGAAACAAAGAAGCCAATACAGCTGTTTATATTAACAATGTTTTGGTGGTGGCATTCAACAGCTCTGTTACTTTTTCAATCCCCGTAGTATTGGTAGAGGGGTTAAACGAGCTACACTTAAAGACTGAAGACCAATCAAATAACTTTAGTTCTGTGATTACAGTACCTGTAGTGCTCGATACGATACCACCCTTAACCCCAAGTGTTGTCATCGATGATGGAACTACGTTTACCCTGAGACGAAACGTAACACTTACATTATCTGCTACAGGCGACCCAACACAGGTGAGATATAGCGAAGATATCAATTTTACGAATGTAGATTTTGTACCGTTTACAAGCTCGCCCATGTCTGTGCCTTTTGAGTTATCAAGAGGTGGTGGTACAAAAATAGTATATGCAGTATTCAAAGATGCTGTAGGAAACGGGACAGTACCTGTCTTCGATAGTATCATATTGCCTAGCACAGTTTCAACAGAGGTTGAAAGAGCGGGTACAATGACTATCCAAGCTTTTAATGTTACTCCAGAAGATGATTATCTAATTAGACTGCAGGATAACAGAGATGGTACGTTCAGTATTGAAATATACACGGAGCTTCTTGATGCTGTCAATCAAACTAATCGAAAGGGTTCGGCCACTTCGTCTGTTGCAGGAGAACAGATGCTCGTTTTAGTCCCAGATTTTGGTGGTATTGATTCGGGGGGCACGATTACAGTAACACTAGTGATAGGTGCAGAAACTATTATCTACAGATTTAGAACTGACGTTTTTGATCCATCTGTAGAAGAGATCGGGACATCGATTGTATATACTATCAAAGAGTATCCCGATTTCTTTGATGCCCAGGCACAAATACCTATTTTCGAAGGCTCTGCCTTAGGCCGTATAGAAGAGATCAATGTAGGTGGCGATCCTAGGAGGCTAAGAATATCTAAGGCTTTTGAGCTTCATAATGAGGACATAGCGATCGTGTTGCATTCCTACTATACCATTACAGACCAAGATGGACCATTGTTCCCGATAGTTAGTGCCCGCTTTCACTATCCACTAATGACATCCTCAGCTGAGGTTTTGTCTTTGGAAGAAGAACCAACGACATATTTGATTACTTTGGACAGAGACTTTACAAGATTTAATGCTACTTTCGGTTACGAAATGACCTTCAGTAAAAGGCGAAAACTAGTAACAGATTATAGGATTTTTAGGGATGGTAGAGTTGAGTATTTTGATGAATCAGGAATTTCAAGTGGTAATGTAAGGATTACCTATTCTTCACCTCAGTTTATAACTTCGGTGCCTAGCTCAGAATTTAAGCCCATCTATGCTCCAGCGGGTAGCACTGTTACCTTAACAATACAGCCAACGAATAATCTTATACTGCTGTCAGATCTAAATAAGGTAAGCATAAGGTTTTTCCACTCCTTACAAGACATCAATCGTATAGCACCATCGTCAATCGTAGTAACTGTGAATGATTCATTCACAGCAGTTTCTGGACCACCGAGAATAATTAGTGCCAACACACGTGCACGAATTTATGAGTTCTCGGTTAACTCTATCGCCCTGTTCCCAGGTGGTATACCAATGGAGACATATGGCTACGGTAACCCAGTACTACAAAAAGTAGTGATAACTTTTGTGGCCAATGCTAATGTTACATTTAGTGATGAGGCTCAAGTGATAGCAGAAGCAGTGACTGTTAGCTCTAACTGTCGTGTTGTTGTTAACGGAGAAGAGAAGTTTTTAAGTACTGATCGAGTCACAAGGCGATTTGACAACTACGAGTTTAGGGTACAATCAGGCATTGTTGATGTGTTTTATAACGATCAACCTGTCTACACCCAGAACTTGGATGTCGATGGTGCCATAGCAAGCATTGGTGCTGGTGCTCGAGTAGATGGTGACAGAGTTAATGCAACATTCACCGATTTAACAACCATTCACTATCTAGATACCTCGCCCAGTGCTCTATCATTGGCTGGTCGTTTTATAGAGGTGGAAGCAGATTTGAGAAAGAACAGTGTTCCACTACTACGGAGTTTTGAGTTCGATTTTGAATCCGCGGAGTCTGCATTCCCGCCACGCCTGTTCACGCCTGAAACAGTAACTGCTAAGTTTTTTGACACAGCTACTGTGGCCATCATTGGTATTGGCCATCGCGAAGAGGCTTTGGTTAGACATGGGTCTGGCGAAGAAGATGAAGGACAACCTGTTGACTTTAACGTCAACAACGCCCCAGATGGACGACACTTCAGGGTCACTAGTTTTCCCATAGTAATCAATACGTTGAAGGTTTTCTTAACTCACAATGCCATTGAACGACTTCTATTGGAAAACGTCGACTACCACACTAATTTGAATAATGGCTATGTAGTGCTGTTTCATCCTATCGCTTTGGGTGATCATTTACGTGTTACATATACTTCAGAAGCAGATTCTAATACCCCTGGATTATTTACAGACATTGGTGATATTATAGCTCAATTTGGTACACCCTCTATAGAAAATACACTTTCACTAGGTGCACAGATTGCTTTTGAGAATGGTGCCAAGAGGATATTGGCAGTACAAGCGTTAGACCCCACAATCGATGCGGGGTGGGCCAGAGCATATAATGCCCTCACAAAAGAAGAGGCTTATTTTATAGTACCAATCTCTCCTAGCAACTACCCCTTGGTTGCAGGTAATGGACTAGACCATGTTGAAAATCAGTCCAGTACGCCTCGTCGTGGTGAGAGGGTATTGGTGCTGGGCGAAACTGACGATCTCACATCTGCTGATCTTTCTTTATTTAGAGATACGTTCAGAACGATATTCTTGCGACCAGGGACATTAACAAGAGTAGTCAATGGGGAAACCGCACTACTGGACGGCAGATTTATGGCGGCCGCATATGCAGGTAAGTTCAGTTCACTTAACCTGATTTCTGAGCCTATGACTGGCAAAGAGCTGGTGGGTTTTGATGTAGATAAACAACAAAAGTTTACCAACATAGAGTTAGAGAATCTAGCGAAAGATGGCATTACAATGATACGCCGCTTGACATCTGGTGGTAAAGTATTTAGAAGTGTTACCACTAGCAGTAGCCTCTTGGCTGTGGAGCAGGAACAGTCATTGGTGCGTATCAGAGACTTTTTGGCTATTAACATTAGGAGAACCCTGGAAGATCGTTTTGTTGGACAGGTGATCATTTCTCCAGAGATTTTGGAGATTGTAGCCGTGGCAACAAGGCAATTTTTAGAGTTTCAGATATCACAACGTCTCATAACTCGTTATACAAGTGTTCGTGTTAAAATAGATGATGTAGAACCTCGACAAGTCAACGTATCGTTTGATGTTGAGCCTGTGTTCCCATTGAATAACATTGTGCTTACAGTAAGGGTTGTGACAAGAATATAAGGAGCGTCAGGTGGAAAACGAAAAGAAAAAAGCATTACTGATTAAGATGGATCCAGAGTTGCATAGGTTGCTGAAAATTAAGACCGCAGAAAGTGGTGAAAATATGACAGCACTTGTGCTTAGATTGATTCGGGTGTATCTCAGTCAAGATCCTGAAAAGAAGTAACTTTTCTGGGCTAAACCGATATAGTTATGGAAGCGAGGAGAATCTATGACCGTAACTATACAACGAAATTATATCAACTGTAAACTCAACGGTGACATCTCTGATGTTGCTTTCGGAGAGCTTCGAAACGCTATGCGGTACTCCAATCCGGGGTACCGTTTTTCGTTTGTATACAAACGTGGGTGGGGAGACGGATACACTTATCTTATCACACCCAAGCGTCGTATTTTTCCTGGTGGTTTGATTTACATTGCTGAAGAGATTCTGCAACGTCATCATATCCCCTACACCATCCAGGACCTGCGTACACAGCCTACCTCATTTACTCCAATCCCTCTACTTAGTTATCAACTGCGAGATTACCAACAGGCAATGGAAAAAGCATGCTTGGAATGTGGCTCTGGCGTAGTACGTGCTGCGACAGGTGCAGGCAAGACGGCAGTAATAGCTAGTATTCTAGGTAGGTACAATGGTGTCAAGAGAATAGTCTATGTACGCAAGCTTGATCTTATGGCTCAAACTATCAAAGTGCTTGAGCGAGAGCTTGGGATCCCTATTGGCAGGGTAGGTGGTGGGATCATCAATATCCAGGAGTTATCGGTCGTAATGATCCCGACAGCAGCTCGAGCGTTAGACGAGAAATATGTCAAATATGTAGAAGAGGATGAAGACGAGGAAGAGGACGATCAAACAACACTATCGGTAACTGAAAAACTAGCAGTGAGAGACTATATAGAAAATGCACAGTGCTTTGTTATAGACGAGTGCCATTGTATCAGTAGTGAGAGTGCACAAATGGTAAGTCAGTATTCTAAAAAGGCTTACTACAGGTTAGGGTTTTCTGCAACGCCATGGCGCACTGATGGAACAGATATTCTTATCAATGCTGCCACTGGTCCTAAAATTGTTGATATACCTGCTTCAACTTTGATTGAGCGTGGATTTTTAGTGCCACCACGAGTTCATTTCTATCGTATTGGGAGTAATGGTCAAGTCCCGACAGACTATCAAAAAGCATACACAGAGTGTATCGTTGAGAACAAAGAGCGCAATAAAAAGATTGTAGAGCTCACTAAGTTCTTAGTTGATAAGGGAGAACGACCGATTGTGCTAGTACAAAGACAAAAGCATGGTAAGATGTTAGAAGAGATGTTAAATGCAACAGGGATGCTTTGTAAATTCATTTTTGGTAAAAGCAGCTTGACTGAAAGGACGTTTACGTTGGACCAGTTTCAGTCAGGAGCAGTTGATGTCGTGATTGGATCATCGATTTTACAAGAAGGTATTGAT